GCTCTTTCTGATAGGCCTCAAGGAGTTCGTTGTATCTCTGCTGATAGAGTTTCCGCTGGGTGGAAATCTCCAGACGCCCGGTCTCCTTGAGAGCGTTGAGCCTCCTGGTCTCGAGCTGTTCGCGAAGGCGCCTCTCCTCCTCCATCTGGTTCTCCAGATCGTCGAGTCTTTTCTGCCTGGCCTCCTCGCTTTCCGGTGGGGTCGGCATCGGGTTGCGCTGACTGAACTCACGCCCAGCACCAAGGGCGAGGTTTCCAAGTATGCCGCCTGTCGACGCCTTGAGGCCCTCCCACAGGTATTGATTCTCCTTTAGGTAATTGATAAGGGTCTTGAATCTGTCCATCGACAGACGGACGAATCCGCTGACATCAGATCCAAACTGCTTGATGTCTTCCTGATTGTCTTTGATGAACGCCGAGAACTCCGTCGCCATCTCCGACAAGACAGGAAGAAATGCGATTCCAATCTGACGAGTGAGCGCTCCCATCTGTGTCGTGATCTGTGCCAGCGTGTCGTCGAATTGGTCGAGTTGTTGCGCTGTCGCATCGTCGAACGTGACACCGAGGTCGCGGGCTTTTTGGATGAGTCCCTCGAAGTCCCCGTTCATCGTGTTGATCATAGGGAGCAGGTTCGCTCCGCTTTTGCCAAAGGCGTCCATCGCCGCCTTCGTCCTGGCGACACCAGGAGGGAGACTCTGTATACGGGCGAAGACCTTGGCGAGAGCGCCCTCGAGGTCACCCATAGCCTCCTGTGGATTGATGCCGAGTCCCCTGAGCTTGTCGGATGCCTCTTTAGAGCCTTCCGCCGCGTCGCCTATGGTCTTGGAGAATCTTGTGACCGCCTTGGATACTTCCTCGATTGAAGACCCTGAGAGTTTGGCGGCATAGTCGAGGGATGTCAGCGCCTCGGCACCGAGCCCCGTCCTGTCCATCAGATCGGAAATCTTTGAACCGTAGGCGGCCGCCTCTTTGGTGAGGGCGAATATCGACCCCGCCGCCGTTAGAGCGGCGGTACCGATTGCAGCGAGTGCCCCGCCCGCTGCCATCCCAAGAGGGCCTATATTAGACAGACCACCCGCCAAAGACGAAAGGCCACCCGACAGCGCGCTGAAATCCTTGTTCAAAGCACCGGTCACGCCTTGGGCGAGCGTGCCCACGGTTCTGGACGCTGACACACCCAAGCCTGAGAGTTCTTTCTTAAACTGGGACGCGTCCCCTTTGATTCGGAATATCAGCGCGGCGTCGTTGGCCATAGTTCACCTCAAACAGTTATTACGTTCTCTTGGACCTGATCGTCCTTGACCTCCGCCCCGAGCATTTTAGCAAGAATCTTGAACCTGTCGGTTTCCGCCTCGTTATCGTGCTCGAGCAGTCTCAGACTGCAGGCGAGATCGAAGTCGAGGGCGACGATTTCATTCTCGATTCCCAGTATCTCGCTCGGTCTCTTCCCGAAGTTGCGACCGGTAAGACTCAGCCACAGCAGTCGGCTTCGGTCGGTCACGAAAGGTTGCGAGGTTCTCCCCGCTCGCACCTCCCGACGCGACCCAGTTGATGAGATAGGTCAGGTCCTCGTCGTCCACCTCGTCGACCGACAGTTCGTCGGCGCTCTGAGCCTCTCCGAGGACGAGCTTGGGTTCGACGGAGAGGTCGATGACGAGGTCCCGCAGTTTCATCAAGGTGTCAATCAGGTCGTCCTCTGAAACCTTCTCCGTCGATTTCTTTCTGCCCTTCGCGCTCGACATCTCCGCAGACAGGGAATTAGGCAGTCCCTGCGAGAGTACGAACTTGAGAGGGCTTGGTTTATGGAATTTAAAACAAAAACCAGAAGGCGGGACGACCTCAAGCACAGGTCGCTCCGCCTTCCGTGAACGATACAGTTCCGCCGCCGATTTGTTCTTAGCCATTTACTGGATATCCGCTCCTTATGTGGTCGGGATCTGTATCCAGTAGTTACCGAGTGTGTCGGCCTTTGCCCTGGTCGTGATGTCAAGACCACGGAAGGATACGGAGAGCCCGCCTTGATTCTGGCGACCGATGGTCAAACCGTCGATGCCGGACTCATTGTAGCACTTGTAGAGATGCGCCACAGCGAACTTGGTCGCGTCTGCTTCCGTCGGCCAGATGAGCGCGAGCGACGTGTAGGTCAGGGTTCCCGTTCCCATCGTCAACTGCTTGTATCCAGAGGCCGTTCCGTAGGTTCCGAATCCCGCCGTGATGTTCTTCAGGACGTCGAAGTCTTCGACCTGGAGAAGTTCCGCGGTGATCATCGCTTCGGTTTCCGCGATGACCGCCTTGATGGGCGAGCGGAACTCGTCGGCGTAGTAGTTCTCAACCGAGGGCTTGAACGTGAACGCGGCGCCTTCCTTCGTCATTCCGAGGTGGATGGCGTTGGGGTTGGCGCTCGCATCAGGCGTTCCGTCGGCGTCGAGCGTGATCCTGGCACCCGCAGCGGGGATAGCGAGGTTCGCCCAAAGTTGACCGGGCGTCCCGGCTTTAATCGTTGTTACTGAGAAATTTGTAGCTGTTCCTGCCATTGTTAGTTATCCTCGCTTTTCTTGGTGTAGTTGCTGACGGACTTCGAGGGAAGCGCATCGGCGATGACCTTGTCGACCGCCGCCTTCTTCTCGGCATCCAATCCGGTGAGATCGAGGGTCGGCTTGTAGTTGCCCGATACCCCGTATCCGCCGATATTGCAGATTTTCACGTAGACGCCGAGCGTATCGACCACGCCCAGGTCCTTCAAAATTTTTTCGTCGACCGCTGCTATATTTGCCATCGTCTAGTTCTCCTCTTCGTTTATGTGTAACTGAAGCGCTCGCTCGAATAGTAGATGTCGAGCTCGACCGCTCCTGCACCTATCTGGTGCGAATCTTCCGACTGGATGAGCTGAGTCCTTCTGACGTCCAATTTGTGCGCCAAGGGAGTCCCGTCGACCGTGAGTCTCTGGTTCGTCCCGATAGCGTTGAGTACGTCGGCGATGACCTCCCGCGCCTGTGGCGGTCTGGTCTCCGATGCGAACTGTACGCGAATCACGACCGCCAGCCTGTAGATGTCTATGAACTCGTCGACCACGTCCGTCTGTACGTCTTCCTCGACGTCACAGACCGAGATGGCGGGGAGTTCGGCCTCGTGCCAGTGCAACTGCCAGTCACCGACCGAGAGTCCCGCGTTCGACCTGTATCCGTTCGCGACGGTGATCTGCTCACAGAGTTCGATCAGCTCGTCGACTATGGCCTGTCTTTTGATTGCGGGTTCGCTCATCCGTTTATTTCAAATAACACACCGAGACACCCGTCCCGACGTTTCTGATGAAGACGACCGTGAAGGTCTTGGAATCGGTCGTGAGCGTCGCTCCCCTGGTGACTCCGTCGAGGTCCGTGGTCATTGCCGTGAATGTCGGCATCACCGCCTCGACGTTTATGTCCGTCATCCCCGAGTCGCCCGTCGGTTCGTCCAAGTATCCATTCACCTCGACCGCCTGCCCGGATACCGTGAAGGTCGCCGTCTGGGCGAAATCGTTGGTGCTGAATTGGAACGTGAGGTCCGATCCGTCGATCACTTCTTCCTCTTTGCCGTCTTCTTTTTCGGTGCTGGTGTCTCCACCTCCACCGTCTCGACCGTCTTCTTCTCCTTCTTCGGAGCTTCCTCGACGATCGCTATCCCTTGCTCGATGAACCTTTGAGCCCAGAACTCGGAGATGTCAGAGCGTACCGAGCCCGCTCTGACAATCTCCCCGTTGTAGCCTTGGCTTTTAAGGAACCTGAGCTTCATCGTTTAGACAAACGCTTCCTGAGCGAATCCTCTCTCTTCTGCCGAGTTCGGATACTCTTCGGCGTCGTACAGGTCGACCCACGCCGTGGCATAGGTTCCGTTCGCGCCGTCTCCGCCGGTCAAGGTCAGGTCGAGGTATCTCTTCTTGCCCTTGAGGTCGACGTGGATCGCGTAGAGTTTGTTGTCGTCGGTGGCCGACGGAAGGGTCAAAGGCAGGACTGAGAAGTCTGCACCTGACACGTCCGAGGCGCTCGCCATATTGGAGGCGTCCGACTGCTGGAGTTTCATCGCTGCGAGAGCGATATCGAGGGCGCCGAGGCCGACCACGATGCGGGCGGACCTGAACCCTTTGGTGTCGATTGTGTCGGTCGTGAACGCGGCGTCATCAACTATCGCGCCGGGCTTCGTGATCCACACAGTCTTGATTGCTTGTAACTGTTTCATTTTTCTATTTCCTCTCTAAAAGTTTTCAAGACTGGGGGAGGTTGCCCTCCCCCGCCCGGTTAGGCTGCCGCTGTGATGAGTCCGACGATCGGTCCCGCGAGTCTTTCCGAAGCGGTTCCGCTTGCGTTGCCGACGTCGTGGACGTTGATATCGAATCTCTGCGTTCCTCTGACCGCCATCACGTCTGACGCGAAGTCGGTGCTGTGGCTGTCGCTCATCGAAATCTCGATTCCGCGTCTGTCTCCCATCATCGCCGCCATTGCGAGGTTACCGTAGAGCAGGCAGACCTGGCTGTTGGCTTCGACGCTCGGCATCACTTCGGTGATCTCGACTGGCACTCCGAAGAATGTCGGCTGGAGGGCTCCCGAGATTTCCGAGTAGGTCACACCGCCGACCGCCTGGGCGAGCTTGGTGAGGACCGTCGCGTAGAACTGCTGCGAGCAGTAGAATTTGTTGCCACCAGCGCGACGTGCGAACTGGGGAAGTCTACCGATGAGGCCCTGGAGGTCGCCGAGAACGATTTCGCTGTAGGCGTTTCCAGATGCGACCTGGAGTCCCGCGATGTTGGCGACGGTTCCCGACAGGCCTTTGAGCTTCTCACGAACTCCGACGATTCCGCCGTAGGTCGAGGTTCCGTCTCCGTTGAATCCGCACTCGTCTTCCTTCTGTGAGAAGGCATAGGCGATTTCGTTGACGAGGTCGTCGGCAATCGAGATGATCGCGTCTTCGTTCAGTTCGCTCTCATACTTCGCGAGCACACCGACCTTCTTCGCGACCAGCGAGACGTTGTCCCAGGTCTTCTCGGATTCGGTGATAGCGTCACCCGAACCGACGAAGTAGGCGGTCAGTCCCGAGTTTCTTCGGGGCCTGATCTTGACGTCCGAGGACATCGGGACCACGTTGGCGTTGGCGCGGAACACACCATACTCGACGCGAAGGTCGATGATGGCGTTCTCGAACTCCGTGGGCACGAGCGCTCCACCGGCGCTGTTCACTTCTCCGCTCTGTGAACGGATGAGTCCCTGATCCTTGCAGTAGCGCATAGCGTTCTCATCTTTTCCGAGAACTGCCTGCAGGAACTTTCCGCTCTGGTAGGCTGCGCGCTCAGACTTGAAGGCCTTGAGGCGTCCGTTGAACGCGGGAGTGTGCGCAGGTTCGATTCCGTTCTGCCTGACCGCATCAACGGCGGGGGCCACGTTCTGAACCTTGGCGGTCTGTGCCGCTCTCTTCTCGGCAATCGCGGCCTTGAGGTCCTCGACGCCTTTGCCCTGGAGGGCCAGATCGCGGGCGAGTTCTACCTCGCCGAAGACCTGACCAAATTCCACCATCTCGTTTGCACGACTGGCGGTCTGGTTGTTTTTGGTTTCCATATCTTCTTCCTCTTCGTTTTTGGTAATCTCGCCCTCTTCTTCAGGCGCAAACTGTTTCTCCTCGTCACCGCGCATTTTTTCCTCGGTGTCTTCGGATTCCATTCCCTCTCCCTCTGATTCCTCAGATTCTTCCGGGTCATCTGAAAGCATCTCTTTGATGGTTTCAAGAATCTCCATTACTTCCTCGAGGTTCTTTTCTTCTTTCATTCCCTTCTCCTCGTCGATGTCCATCGAACGCCCGACGCCTACCGAGTAATCGGCGGGTACGGAGACTATCGAGACTTCGAGCGGTTCCCAGTCGGTGGCGCGGTAGTACTTGTCGCCTCCCGATCTGACCTCCTCGATTTCGTGGACGACGAAACCGACCGAGACGGACTGACGGATGCCGTCGACCACGTCCTGGTATATCTCCTCACCACGCGCAGAACGTGAGAATCGGACCGTCGCCCTGGCGACTCCGTCCGTTCCCAGCCTAACATCCTCGATGACTCCGACCTGGTCGTCGGTGTCGTGGTTCACGAGTAGGGGAGCGCCCGCCCTCAGACGGTCCAGCCTGACGGCTGCCTCGTCCATCGAGAGCACCAAGGCGCCGAACTCGTGACCGATGGGCTTGTCCGAGGCGAAGGCCAGCTCGACCGATCGGTCGCCCTGGTCCACCTTCTCGAAAGTCCCCGTTCTTTTGAACACCTTACCGGTGATTTTGTTTTCGGCCATAAGCACAAAAAACCCGCAGGTTTCGGGTGCAATTATACCACCTTTCTGGAAGCTCGAAATCGGAGTTAGTGCGAAGTGCCGAGCCCTTATAGTATGGCACTTGGCACTAACTCCGCAACTTCTTTATTTTCAATAATTTGCAGACACGCCTCCGTCGAGTTGTAGTGCCGTTTGGCACTAACTCCTAAACCCTTTGTTTTCAAGAGGTTACAAACTATTTTCAAAATATGTCATTTTCCTGTTGACAATGTAGAAACCTAGGTTTAGTATCAGAAACATAACGGGGCGCCGATACGCGGAGGCAGACGAAAATGACCAATCAAGAATACAGAGAAGTCGAAGAGAAAGTAGTTTATTTTGTCGGGCGTTTCGGGCAGCAATGGCTCGACAATCGCGCCGAGATTCTTGCAGATCAGTTGAGGAAATACGAAAACTCGCCCTACCAGGCAATCCAAAAACTAATCGCCAATCTCAAACTGGAGCAGGAAATCGGAAAGAAAATGTTGAGGACTAGATAAGGCGGGGCGAAAGCCCCCCTTCTTTCAATATTGGAGGTAACAATGAATACAGACAAACTTAAAGCTATGGTCAAGGAGTTTGACCAATTGAACGAAGCGAGACAGCTCGAGGAACAGGCCAGGAAGGAAAAGGAACACAGACGCCGAGCGCTTGCCGTTGAGGAGACTTTCCGAGGGATGCTGACCGAGGACGCGCTCGAGGCGTTGACCGACGCGGGGTTCAGATGGACCGGCAATCCCGACGACAACGTGATCGAACTCGGACGCGTCTCCTCGTCGAAAATCCTCCGACTGCTTCTTCCTCCCTTCAAGGTCAAGGCCCTGTCGTGGAACGGGCGCACATACGATTTGAGCTCACCCGAAGGTGAGCTCGACCTGTTGTCCGAGATTGCTTTCCAGTTCGGGGTCTAGACTTCTTCCGTATCGGCTGGTGGAGGCGGCGCTTGCGTCGCCTCTTCCTTTTCACCGCCCAAATCGAGAAGGTCCACGTCGTATTCTGCGGCGAGTTCCCTCTCCGCCTTTATCGTTTGCAGATGCTCCTCGAGGTCGATGCCCTGCTCCGCGAGCGTGGCGGTGTAGGTCGTGAGTCCCGCCTGGATTGCCTCTATCTTCGCTTTGACCTCTTTCTGCGGGTCGACCCATTGCCATCCCCTCGGTCTCCAGTTCGGACGGTTGACCGCCTGCGCGTCGCCCGGTGATATCGCTCCTCGCAGTATCTGAGCCTCGAGCCAGGCGCCGAATATCTCGCGACAGAACTGATCTATCACGACGCGCTGTAAATCCTTCCAGACATCCCTCTCCTCGAGCAGTCCGACTCGGGCGCTCGAATAGTTGACCGCCGCCAGATCGCCCGAGAGCGAGAAGTAGTGGAGGTCGAGACTCATCGCGAGGTCCTGCATTATCGACTGGTAGAACTGCGCGTGATTCTGTGTCGGTTGTTTCGGGTCGAACTGGACGAACTCATACCCTGGCGGAATCTCCTGGATGGTCAAAGGCTCGAGCGCGACCTCCATCGGAGCCTGTGTGCCTTCACCGTAGAACTGCTCGGTGTCGTCCATCGGCGGACGGAGCATACCGAAGGAGTAGGCCGCCGCCCTTGCCGAACTGATGACTCCGATTTTGTATCCTTCGGCGTCCTTCGCGGCGGTCAGCGCCGAATGGAACGCGGTCTTTCCGCGTGTCGCCTCGGGGTCGTCGTAGGTCAGAAAGGCGTGGATGAACTGGTCGGCGGGGACGCGCTTCCGATCGCGCTCCCTTCTCTCCGTCACGGGTTGGAAGAGATAGTCGAGCCTCGGCGGTGTCAGCCAATATGCGACGGGTTTCCCCCAGCTGTCGACCTCTACCGACATAATGATGCGGTTCCCGGTGCTCGCGTTGATTTCGTTATAGGTTTCGTCGAGATAGTCCGCGTCGATGAAATGGAGGGCGAATCCCCACGGTCCGCCGTTCACCTTCTGAACCAATACCTCGCCGTCCCGAAGGAGGCGCGTGACGAATATCCTCTGTGCATCCCAAAAGGAAATCTTTTCGGACATCGAGCAGTTCCGACGGTCCGACCATTCGGCGAACAGGTCCTCGACCATCGAGTTCAGTTTCGTGTTCGGTGTGCCCTTTGCGAACTTGGCGGTGCATTGGAGACGGATACCCTGTCCGATCACGTTCGAGCGGGCCTTCGTCAGGAATCTCTTGAAGACCCCGTTGTTTCTCGCCTGCTCCCTCGCCCTTGCGCGTAGCGCTCGGAGCGAGAGTCTGAGCTCGTAGTTCTCCGAGGTCGGTGTCGCCGACCAGTCGGAGTTCAGACGGGACGCCTTGGCGGCCGAATATCTTCGACGTATCATCGGCAAGTCCCTCTTGCCGACGGTGTCCCTTATAAGTTCCTTGATCAGGTCGCGTGTCTTAGCCATCCTCTCGCATCCTCACGTAAATATTTTTGAAAACCCCGCCGCGCTTGCGCAGACGTTCTGCCTGCTCCTCTCTCGCGACCACTCCCGCGTAGTAGGTCCGCGCCTGAATCAGCTCCGCCATCGGTATGCGCTTGAGCGCCCGCCTTCCGACCTGTGTCTCGATGGTGAACTCCATCTGGTCGGCGGTGGCCTTGCCGATCAGCATCGCGTCGATGGCGTCGAGTATCTGCTTCGCCGTGGTGCGGAGGTCGACGCTGGCTAGATCGCCCTCGACGAACCCTTTCCTTACCTCGACCTTGAAGGAGTCTATCTGCCGGACGTCGTTCGCGTCCGATTTCGACGTGACCCACAGCTGGACCTCGTAGAATCCGACCGACATCTGCGAACTCTGCGCCGTGGTCAGGACCGCCAGGAAGGCGTCGCCGTCCGCGGTGCAGTCCACATCCGCTCCGTAGCCGTCACCGCCGAGGGCGCGGAATCTGTACTGGGCGTCCCAAAGATTCGACGGATAATCGAGCGCCTGCCTCGTCCATCTGACCGATTCGCCTTGGGCGAGTTCGCTCGGTTCGTATCTGCTTTCGTTCATATCATCTCCAATTCGCTGCGGAACTCACTCCAAACCTTCTCATTCTTCTCGGATTCGGTGCGTTTTCTATCGTTTCCTCTTCTATTTTATCACCCTTCACTCCGAGCGTCTCGGCCAGCGCCTCGAGGTTCGGGTTCAGGATGACCCTCGCGGCGGTCGCGTAGACCCTGCAATCGAGCGCCTCGTTCCTCTGCGAGGGCTTGAGCTTGACCCATTGCCTCGACGCCACCCCCGCCCTGTACCTGGTGATCTTCTTTTCCGAGTACAACTTCTTGAAATAGTCCTCTTCGTACCAGTCGGGGAAGTGACAATAGCCGGGCATCCCTGGGTTCGGGACGCGGAGGAAAGAGAATATCTGGTCCTTCGCCGTATCCGTTCCGACGGTGAAGAGTCTGACCCTCTCACGTCCGACGATTGAGGGAGGCGAGACGATGGGCTTCCCGTAGACGTTGGCGCCCTTGACCGCGAACCATCTCTTCCGTTGGTTCTGCTTGCAGAACTTGTACACCGCCTCGGTGTGGTGTCCTCCCGAGTCTATGCCTGCGCAGAGGATGGAGAACTCCCGACCCTGTTCGTCGGTGTAGATCCCGTCGAGCACCTCGGCGAGGGAGTCCCACACCTCCGCGAGGGCGGGGCTTCCGTAGACCGTTCGGTAGTCTATGCTCCAGGATTCGAGTCCGCGTCCCCAGCCTACTATCTCGAGCTCAAGGCGGTCGTCCTGTACGTCGACCCCCGCGGTCAGCACCAGGACGCCTTCGGGCACCTTGGCGGTGTACTCCTCCCGCTTCGACTCGGCGTCCGATACGTCGACCTCCTCCTCGCCGTCCTCGTCCTCCCAGAACTGCGCAAGGCGGGTGTTCACGAAAACCTTGAGCGTGTCTTTAAAACGTTTGGCCTCGAGGAACGCCGCCGCCATCTCTCCCCAAGTCGAGAACGGGGAGTACAGCTCGTTGATCCAGAATCCGCGCCTGTGCCCTTTGTAGTCGGGATTGGTGGAACGCCATTCACCCTTCGCCAGCATCTCGGTTTTCGAGTGTTCCTCGATGACTGCGCCGCAATGCTCGCAGACGTACCAGGCACCGAGCGGGTCGCCCTCGTCCCATTTCACGTTCGCCCAGGTCAGGTTCAAATAATCCCCGCAGTCTGGACAGGGGACGAAATAATAGCACCGGTCGGACTCCTCCCATAACGGATGGACGCGGGAGTTCGCCATATCGCGGGGCGTGGTGACGTGGATAATCTTCCTGTGTTCGCCCGCTGTCTTCGTTCGGGCTTCGGCGAGCTTAATCGGGTCGCCTTCCTTCGTCGGCTCGAACGCGTCGGTCTCGTCGGTCAGGACGATGCGACGGGGACGCGACGAAAGGGTCGCTGGTGACGTCGCCCAGGCGAGAGCGAAATGACCGCCACGGAAAGCCTTCGCCTCGATCATATTGGATGAGTCCCTCGACTTGGCATCCCCGAATATCTTGAACAAGGCGGGAGTGTCGCGGATCATCGGAGCGAACGACTCCACCGACCACGCCCTCGCCTTCCCTTCGTTTTCGCAGACATACAGGATGGTCGCGGGGTCGATGTGGATGTAGTAGCCGATTATGTTGTTGAGGAGTTCGGTCCCGCCGACCTGACTGGATTTGATGAAAACAATCTCGTTGACGCCCGGTTCGGTGACCGCGTCCATTATGCCGACGAGATACGGTGTCGCATCATTGGACCAACGTCCTGCAAGCGACAGATTCGCGACCCTCTCCTCCGAAACGACGCGGTGGCGCTCCGCCCATTCGCTGACCGTCAGCGCCTTCTCGGGGATGGCGGACGCCAGTCCCTCAGAGATACTCCGTAAAATCGCTTCGGAGACTGTCAAATTCTTTCGTGATTTCATCTTTCAGCGCCCTTGCTATCTCGGCCGAGTCCTTCTTGGCGAGCCTCTTCGACATCCTCTCGGGCATCTGCACCGCGAGGCGCTTGTGAAGACGGGAAAATATCGACGAGACGACGGCGGTGAACTCCGCGACGCTGGCGTATTCCTTCCTCTTCACCGCCAGATCGAACTCCTTGAGAGCGGCCTCCGCCCTGAGCTTGGCGAGCTTCGCCTCATCCATCGACCCGCCACCGAGGACGTCCCCGATGTCGGACAGCCGGTACAGGTTCTTCCGTCCGTCCTTGTCGGCGGGTTTGATTCCCGCCTCGAGCAGTCTGTTGGTGACGACCTGCGGAGTCAGTCCGAAGGCCTCGGCGAGCTGGTGGGTTGTGTATAGCGTTTCCTCCATATCTCGGAGTATATCACCGCATCGTCTTGAGCGCGTCGTTTATGCTCTTGCTCACGATTTCGTCCTTGTTGCGTTTGACGCTGATCTCGGCCGCTCTCACGAACGTCCCCCGCTTTTTAATCTGCGCCTGATCGGTCAGGACATACATCACGCGAACGCTCGATCGTTTACCCTTGCCTCTTCTCTGCATAAATAAGCGCTTGTCTCCGGCTCTGATGACAAACGACCCCTTCAGCTGTCGCGGTCTCTGCGCTTTCGGGATGATGTGCTTCTTGTTTCTGCGGACGTTCTCCGTCGGTACCACCAAATTTTTAGCTTTCGTCGGCTCCTTCTTTCCGCCGTCCTCGTGAAGACTGAGCCAACTGGCGCGAGTCCAAACAGCCGCTTCGAGCTGGTCCTTCTTGGCGGGAGTGACTTTAATCCCAAACCTGTTGTTCTTTTCCCACCACCGACCGCGCAGAGTGAACTCATTGCGCAAACCTTCGACAACGTCCTCCTGTGCTTTCTGCGCGGTCCGCGTCAGTCCGCGCACATAGCCGAACTCGACGTTCTTGGCGATCTTGTCGAAAATTTGCGGGTTCGTGAGTGTAAACTTAAGTTTCATATCCAAAAAAATGTAAAAACTAGCGAAATCGTGCGGTGTTGTGCGTTACCCTCATTTTACCACCCTCGGGGAAGGACCCGTAAACATTTTATTTTTCTACGTTTATAGACACAGTTTCCAGGCGGGTCGACATCTTTTTATTTCCTGTTGACAGAAAGGCAAAACCTAGGTATCGTCTGCCTTGACTGGGACGCGGGTCGGTGAGGCGCGAGGCAGTCGGAGGCATAACAGAATCTCACCCCAGCACGGTTCGCGATCATCCGTACAAAATCGCACCAATCAATGAGCAGAGAAGAAATGGAGTTCCTGACCTTTTGGGCAGGTAGGATATTGGTCGGCCTTGTGGCGTTCTGGATAATTTTGGAGGCGGTGGGTGCCTTGATCCTGTGGGTGTATTAGTTATGACGATTAGAGACCAGTGCAGCGGATCTAAAGCGCCTTGCGGAACACGTGTTAGGTACGGCCTCGGTTGTCGGTGTACGGACTGCAGGAAGGCGAACAGTCAGTACGAGATGGAGAGGGCGAGGATAAGGAAGACCG